TCCTTATGTACAAGTATTTCCTTTTAAAAGAGATAATTGGAAAATGGAAATAACTCCACAAAAAAAACCTTCTGTTAAGAAAATTTTTTTCTACCTTTCTAGTATCAACATATATAAAACGGCATCCTGGATTAAAAAATCATGGAGTTAAAAGATTTTATTAAAATCTATGACAATGTCGTACCTGAGAAAATTTTTTTAAATTTTTTTAAATTTGCTAATCAAGGAGAATATAAACCAGCAGGTGTATCTATAGGAAACAAACAAGTTATAAACACAAACGAAAGAAACGTAAGTGGTTTTGATATAAATAATAATACACCATCGTTAACAGAAGCTCATTGGTACAATTTTATTTGTTCTTTATTTGGAGGGTTAATAGAAAAATATAAACAAGACACAAATGTTATTATGAATGTTGATACTATTCAAACTATTGAAATATTAAAATATGAAGTAGGTGGTTTCTACAAATACCATACTGATCATTGTTCGGGATTTCCAAGAACTATAAGTGGAGTTTATTTATTAAACGATAATTATAAAGGTGGTGAGTTATGTTTTAGAAGCGCAGATACAAAAGAAGAACAAAAAATAGAAGTAAAAACTAACAGATTTATATTGTGGCCAAGCAATTTTCTTTATCCACATACAGTTATGCCCGTAACAGAAGGGACAAGGTATTCATTAGTATGTTGGGCTCTATAAAAGATTTTAAGTATAAACTTATCGATAAATTTTTGAGTAATGACGAAGTAAAAATAATTAATAAGTATTGCATGACAAAACATAGAAATAATTTTACTAAATTTGATTTTCATCAAAGTGATAATGCGGATACAAGATTTTACGGAGATCCTTTAATGGATTCTTTAATGATACTAAAACAAAAAAAAATGGAAGAAATTACTAAGTTGTCACTATTACCTACCTATGCTTTTTGGAGAATGTATACTAAAAATGCAGATTTAAAAATACATAAAGATAGGCCTTCTTGTGAAGTAAGTGTTACTGTAATGTTAGGATCAGACGGAACGTCTTGGCCTATTTATATGGATGGAAATTCTTATGACTTGAAGCCAGGTCAGGCTGTAGTATACCTTGGTTGTGAACTAGAGCATTTTAGAAAAGAATTTAAAGGAGATTGGCATGCTCAAACTTTTTTACATTATGTAGATGCTGAAGGTGATAATAAAGATTGGTATTTAGATAAAAGAAAATTATTAGGAGAAGAGCGATGATATTTAAAACAAGAAAAGATGGTGGTTCTGAACTATGGTTTTCAAGTTATGATATTGAAACACTTAAAAAAGATAAAAAATTAAATTTTAGTGCAAAAAATTTTAAACACATACTTAATAATTTTGTAAAAATATATATTGATTATGAAGCAATAAGAAGAAGAAAAAAAGAAAAAGAAAAAAAAATAAGCACTGTAGAAAATGTAAATTTTAAAAACATTGAAATTATAAAAGATAAAGTTCCTGAAGAATTATTTTCTAATTTAAAAAATGAATCAATTAATAAAGATCAAAAAAATAAATTTATTTCAGGTTTAACTAATACAAATGCTGGTGTTGCTAAACACTTTTATGTCATAAAAAATTTTAATAAACTTGGTCAATATTTGAATGAATTAGTTGAAGAATTTTTGATTAAAAATAATGATTATTTTCTTTTTCCGTTGTTTACAAAAGATGTACCATTAAAGTTAACAAAAGCTTGGTTTAATTATCAAACTAAACACCAACATATACCCTCACATTTACACGATGGTTTATTTTCATTTGTTATATGGTTGCAAATACCTACTGAAAATAAATTTATTTTTATATATAATGATATTTTAGGACAAACAAAAGAAAAGGAAATAATATTGTCAAAAAAAGATGAAGGAACAATATTATTATTTCCTTCAAAATTAAGACATCAAGTATATCCATTTTTTGATACTGATGATGAAAGAATTTCTATTTCAGGAAATATATTATTTGAAACAAAATAAAAAATATGAAAATAAAACAACATAAAGACGGATCCTGTGACTTTGAATTTACTGATCAAGAAATCGATGTGATTGATAAGAACGGAAGAATTATATTTGATTTAGAGGGAGTTAAAGAGTTTGGTCAAACTTTATTTGAAATTTCAAGTGACTCTATAGATAAATTAGATAGTTCCTTAAAAAATTTACAATCTTACATGGATTACGACATAAAACCCGAAAAAAAAGATTAAATAGCTAACCTTTAACATCTATTAAAATTAAGGTATAATACGCTATGCCTCTAACAAAAGTACAAATAGCACCAGGATTTAATAAACAAGTAACCGCAACAGGCGCAGAAGGTAAATGGACTGACGGAGACTTTGTACGTTTTAGATACGGACTACCGGAAAAGATAGGTGGTTGGGAACAGCTTGTGAATGCATCTATAGTAGGTGCAGCAAGAGAACAGTTTGTCTGGGCTGATTTAGATGGCAGAAGATATGCTGCAATAGGCACAAACAAAGTTTTAATTATTTATTATGAAGGTGCCTTTTACGATATAACTCCTTTAGGTACAGCTATAACTGGTTGTACATTCAGTACCGTAAATACCTCAGCTACAGTTACTGTTAACAAAGCAGCGCACACATTACAGCCTGGAGATCTGTTTACATTTACTTCGGTAACACCTCCTGTGGGAGCTGGATATACTGCTGGAAATTTTGAAACAAATACTTTTGAAGTAGTCAGCGTTCCAGATAGTGATTCATTTACTATAACAATGGCTAGCGCAGCAGGGACAACGGTCAACGGAAGTGGGTCTGCAACAGTCAATCCATATATTAGTGCAGGTGCTTTAGGATTTACCTACGGCTTCGGTTGGGGAACAGGCCTATGGGGCGGAGGTCAACAAGTATTTGGAACTCTAAATGGTTTATTACAAGATGATACTGCAGGAACCGGAGGATCTGGAACTTCTATTACACTTACATCAACAACTGGATTTCCAACGTCAGGAACAATTAAAGTAGGGACAGAATTTATTTCTTACACAGGTATATCTACAAATGATTTAACTGGTATTACGAGAGGTGTTGCGGGAACAAGATCTGCTCATGCGTCTGGATCTGGTGTCGAATATTACACTGCTTGGGGACAAGCTTCTTTAGCTTCGACTTTGACAATTGATCCTGCATCTTGGTCTTTAGATAACTTTGGAGAAAAATTAATAGCTACGATTAAAAACGGTAAAACGTTTGAATGGAATCCAATTAACTCAAACCCCAATGCATTAACTACAAGAGCAACTGTTGTAAGTGGTGCGCCTACCGCTTCAGTAATGTCTCTTGTATCAGATAGAGATAGACATTTATTAATGTTGGGAACTGAAACTACTGTTGGTAGTGGTGGCACGCAAGATAAAATGTTTATAAGATTTTCTGATCAAGAAAATATAAGTGACTACACACCAACCTCAGTAAATACGGCAGGTACTTTTAGATTAGATTCCGGCACTAAAATTGTTGGAGCTGTAAAAGGAAAAGATTATACTTTAGTTTTGACAGATAATTCTGCTTATGTAATTCAATTTGTAGGACCTCCGTTTACTTTCTCAATAAGACAAGTAGGTTCAAACTGTGGTGCGATTGGACAACACTCTATGAAATATGTAAATGGTGCTGTTTATTGGATGGGTGAGTCTGGTGGATTCTTTGTATATGATGGTACTGTAAAATCATTACCATGCCAAGTTGAAGATTTTGTATTTACAAATAAAGGAGATAATCTTGGAGTTAATTATCAAAACGGTGAATCAGTATATGTAGGACTTAATCATTTATACGAAGAGTTAACTTGGTTTTATCCAAAATCAGGTGCCTCATTCAATGACAGATGCGTTACATATAATTATCAAAGCGGAACATGGACAACGGGATCTTTATCAAGAACTACTTGGACAGATGCTAATTTATATGATGTACCTTACGCAACTGAGTTTAATTCAACAACAACACCAACTTTTCCTTTAATTCAAGGTGTAACAAATTTAAATGGTGGGACTATTTATTATGCTCACGAAGTTGGAACAGACCAAGTAGATACCACAGGTGCAAAGACTACAATTCCAGCATTTATAGAATCTGGAGATTTTTCTTTAAACATTGAAGGTAATGGTCAACTATTTATGAGTATGAGAAGATTTGTACCTGATTTTAAACTATTACAAGGTAATGCTCAAGTGACTATTCAACTAAGAGATTATCCAAGTGAAACCGAAACATCTTCACCACTAGGACCTTTTACAATAACATCAACTACTGATAAAATAGATACAAGAGCTAGAGCAAGATTTGCTAGTTTAAAAATTGCAAATACAAGTACAGATGAAAATTGGAGATTTGGTACTTTTAGAGCAGACGTACAACCAGACGGTATGAGAGGATAATGGACGAAATATTTTTACAAGATTATGCTAACAATACAGCACAAGCTCAAGATCCATTTGGTCTTGCAGCCGTACAAGCGCAACCCGGATTTGAAAATTATCAACCTGGTTTGGCTAATCAAGCATTACAACCAATGGGTTTAATTGATGAGAAACCATCGAGATTACCAGACTTTAGACAGATGGCAGAAAACGTAGTTGAAGATCAAGTTAAAAATTATATAGTTAAAAAAATTGGTTTAGAAGGTATTAAAGGTAATATACTTAATTCGGTTATGGGCACTAACCCTTACGTAGCAGGCATAGCAGCTTTAGGAGGTGTAGGATCTGCTCTTACTGGCAAGTCTTTAAATATGTCAAATTTGCTAGCTCAAAAAAGAGCTGAAAAAGTTTACGAAATGAATCAAAGAAGAGTACAAAGTGATTTAAATAAATCACAGATACAAGCAATACAGCAAAGATTAGATTCACAAACACCTTCTTCTGAAGATGTGGCTAGAGGTGGTAGTAGCGGTCAAACCGGAGGTGGTGGAACATCAAGTCCACAAGGGGGAATGCAAGCAGAGAGAACAAGATCAAGAGATTTAGGTAATATGAGAGGTGGCGTTGGTAGATAATGGCTAGAGTAGATATAGTTATTCCTGAACCATCTCCTAAATACACAGAGGAAAACCAAAGACAAGTAACTCAGTCTTTACGAACGATGCAAGATAAGTTAAATACTTCTTATCAACAAGAATTAAAAAATGAACAAGATACTTTTAACTGGTTTATATCATGACGATTAGATACAAAAGCGATACATTTACTTTGACTACAACAAACATTACTACAGTTTTAACGTGTCCAGCAGATGCAACTGTACTTGTTAAGAACTTACAAGCAGTTCATGATACAGCAAGTAATGTGGATACCCACGCCTTGTTAACAAAGTCCGGTGGTTCAGCCGTAAAAATAGCTTATAAAGAACTTAATAAAGCCCAAGCTAATATGGTAGAAGAAACTTTGGCAATGGAAGCAAGTGATGTTTTATCAATGCAAGC